ATAAACACGAACATCCTAACAGTATAGTTAGCGGAGTTTTTTATGTTCAAAGTGATAGTACACAAGATCGTATCTATTTTTATCGCAATAAGTATCAAACAATCAAACTAGTAACAGAAAACTTTAATCCATTTAATTCTGATTCTTGGTGGTTTGAAGCTGTACCAAATTCTTTAATTTTATTCCCTAGTTCACTTAGTCATAGTGTGGAAGCGGTAAAAACAACAGAAACTAGAATTAGTATTAGTATGAATACATTTCCTGTGGGAAAATGCGGTGCCAAGGAAGAGCTGACTGAACTGATTCTATAATCAGATAAATATCGTATTAGACCATACATAGGGCCTATTACGATCAAACATGGCAAATTTCCCCTTTACCGTTGGTGACAGTTTACGCATAGGCTCAGCTACAATCTCGGCCTCGGGCAATGCAGTAGTATTACCCACAGGCACACAGGTTGGTAACCAAAATGTAGCTACCACAGTAGAAGTCAGTACTGGTGGTGGTCCTAAAATAACTAATCTACAAGTAACCAGCAATGTTTATGTGATATTAGATGATACTGCTGTGGATCTCACTGGTGGATTTATTAAGATAACTGGCACTAATTTTGTTAGTGGTTGTATGGTATATGTGGCATCTACACCAGCCAACAGTACTACATTTGTCGGCACCACCGAAGTGCGTGCTCAATTACCGGCCACAGCAGCAGGTACTTATCCTGTGTACTTGGTCAATCCTGATGGTGGTACTGCTATTCGAGTGCCTGGCGTGACATTTAGTGCTAGTCCGGCATGGCAAACCGGCAGCAGTTTAGGTGAACAGTATGATGGTGTAGTACTAACATTACCTGTGGTGGCCACAGATGCCACGGTATATACCCTATCATCGGGCTCGTTACCTCCCGGGTTGTCATTGAATTCAAATACCGGCGTAATATCAGGCACTGTTTCTGGTGTTGCCAATGACACAGTATACTCATTTACTATTACTGCTACAGATGCTCAACTACAGGATAGTCCTAGAACATTTACTGTAACTATCACTATTAGTGATCCTTATTTTAGGTTGACAACACTATTATTGTCAGGCTCGGCCTTATCGGCAAATACTGTGGTTAGGGATTCTAGTACTAATAATTTTAATTTGACTGTAGTCGGTGATAGTCGTGCGTCAAACTTTACGCCATACGGTACAGGGTGGTCGGTGCAATTTGATGGCACTGGGGATTATTTAAGCATACCAACTAACGCAGCATTAAATTTATCTAGTGGAGACTTTACGATAGAAGGTTGGGCATATTGGACGGGATCAAATTCGGGTGGAACTATACTTAATAAGGACGGAGTTTCTGGGACTTCATTCCCATCTTATTTGTTAAGTCTAAATGGTTCGGGGTATTTCAGAAGTGTTGTTGGTTCAGGAAACGGGACAGGTTATATTCAAACTATTACATCTTCTGTGTTAGCCCCAATAAACCAATGGGTTCATCTAGCATTTGTAAAGAATGGAACCACATTAACTTTGTATCAAAATGGTACTAATGTAGGATCTGCCACGCAAACTGGAACAATTGTTGATGGAGCAAAAGCCGTACTTATTGGCTATGAAACAGGCCAAGGATCAACCACTTATTGGAGTGGTTATATATCAAACACTCGTATTGTAAAAGGTACCGCATTATACACAGCCAACTTTACTCCAGCCACTACTAACCTTACCGCAGTTGCCAATACTAGTTTATTAACCTGTCATGTCAACGGTTTCCGTGACGCAAGCACCAACAACTTCACAATTACTACAAACGGTGATACGCGAGTCGTTAGTTTCAACCCATTCAACATCACCAATACCAGTGTAAATGGCAGCGCATATTTCGACGGCACTGGGGATTATCTAAGTACACCTGCTAATACTGCTTTTGCTATGGGTACTGGAGATTTTACAGTTGAATTTTGGTATTATCCTGTAACTTACGGTAGTTCTCAGAATATTATTTCCCATCAGTATACTACGGGCTTTGCCATCGGAACACAAACATCTGGGACTGAGTTTTATATTGCAGGTTCATTTATTTCAACAGCTACCAGACCGACTCTTGGCATGTGGAACCATGTAGTTTGCCAACGAGCATCAGGAACAGCTTCAATATATTTTAATGGTACAAGAGTTCAAACAGGGTCGTTAACTGGATCTGCGACTTCAACTACCGCATTAGTCATTGGAGCCGCAGTTCATAATCTTCCCAATGAAGCATCAAATGGGTATTTGTCTGACATAAGAATCGTTAAAGGCTCTGCTGTGTATTCAGGAGTAACTATTACACCACCTGCTGCACCGCTATCAGCCATAGCTAATACCTCCCTCTTAACCTGTCAATATGATCAACCTCACAACAACCACACCTTCCTAGATTCTAGCTCAAATCAATTTTTAATTACACGCTCGGGAAATGCCACACAGGGCACATTCTCACCGTTTAGTCAGAGTGGGTGGGGGAATTATTTTAATGGTAGCACTGGGTATTTAACGACACCTCAAGCCATTGTCCCAGCTAGTTATCCGTTTACAGTTGAGGCAAATTTTTATGTAACTCCAGGAGTGGCTGTTCAATCATTGTTCATTGCAAGCCAAACAACTTCCTCTGGTTATGGATTTGGGCTTGGCTTTATTCCAGACGGAAGATTGGCGGTCGCTATAGATACTGCTGGGGGGGCTCAAAACATACTGGCTACCGTTTCTGTTTCATCAGGGCGCTGGTATCACGTCGCGTTTAGCATTGAAAGTGATGGGACAGGCAGGCTTTTTTTGGACGGCGAAGAAATTGGAAGTAATACATTTACTAATGCTGTAAACCAAACAATTACGCTGGACATAGGCCGGAGAAAATCGGCTCCAGATCGTTACTGGAACGGAAACATATCCAATTTTAGGATTACCCAAAGTGCCTTATATACTGTAAATTTTTCCCCTCCTACATCACCGCTTACATCTAGCGTAGACACGTTATTACTGACATGCCAATCAAATCGTTTTGTTGATAATAGCGGAACCCCAAAAACAATTACCCCGAGCGGTACAGTTTCAGTCCAAGCCTTCTCACCCTTTGCTCCCACCGCAGTCTACAATCCTGTGGTTCACGGTGGATCGGCGTATTTTGATGGTAGTAGTGATTATCTAAGTGTTACTAATAATGGTTTATTTGGTGCCGGTGATTGGACTATTGAATTTTGGATGTACGCACCGATTGGTCAAACAGATAAACCTATTCTAGAGACTAGAAATCCAGCAAGTGGTGATGGCACTTCGACTGGATTCACTATTACTATGATTACTAGTACAGAGATTCGTGTTTTTTCTGGGTCAGAATTATTAAGAGTAACTGTGCAGTATGTTAATACCTGGCTTCACATAGCATTATCAAAGAAGAGTGGCACATCTAGGTTGTATTTTAATGGAACACAGGTTGCAACCACTACTAGTTTAGGGACAATGTCGGACACTAGTTTTATTATTGGCGCTGGTTATTATGGTGTTACATCTCTTAATGCATTTGGTCAATTTTATATGTCTAGTTTAAGAGTATTAACAGGTACTGGATACGATACCTCTACTATTACAGTCCCAACTGCACCACCAACAGCCATCACCAATACCAGCCTACTACTCAACTTCACCGACGCTGCCATCCTAGACAGCAGCGGGCGTCAGGTCTTGGAGACTTTGGCCGATGCTAAATCTAGCTCGGCAATAACCAAATTCACTGGTGGATCGATGTCGTTTGATGGAACTGGGGATTATTTACAGAGTTCTGCTCCACTTAGTGAATTAGCATTTTTGCATAACGGAACTCCGTGGACTGTTGAAGGTTGGTTTTACACAGGATCAACATCTGCCCAAACAATTTTGAGCACAGATGCTGCATCGGCAAGTATAGGAATGACCATTGCGTTAAATGACACTACTACACGAGACATATATGCCATTATACTTAGAGGCGTTAGTGGATCGTGGGTACTAGCTATTAGTCCAACAAACTCCTGGAATCTAAATACTTGGACACATTTTGCAGTTACTTTTGACAGCTCTAAAAATCTTACAGTATATATTAATGGCGTTCAAGTTGCTACTGCGTCTGGGTCAAGTTTTGCATTCAGTACAGCTAATCCTAGTTATCCCTTGGTGGTTGGACGCTATCAGTCACCTACACCAGCTGGATATTTTAATGGATACATCTCCGATCTCCGTGTTACACGAGGCTACGCTCGTTACACTGGGAACTTCACCGCGCCCACTGTGTCAGCTAGATTAAAGTAAATACTAGATTATGCCAGTAAATTTTCCCAGTAATCCCACAAACAATCAATTGTATTCCTATAACGGGTCTACATGGAGGTGGACTGGTGTTGTCTGGGGATTAGAAACCGTAGGAGCAACATTAGGCGCCACTGGTGCTACAGGTGCTACTGGACCATTGGGAACAGGTGCCACAGGCGTAGCTGGAACAGATGGTGCTACTGGTGCCACAGGCGTAGCTGGAACAGATGGTGCTACTGGTGCCACAGGCGTAGCTGGCGTAGCTGGCACAAATGGTGCCACAGGCGCGACTGGCGTAGCTGGCACAGATGGTGCCACAGGCGCAGCCGGCACAGATGGGGCTACTGGTGCTACTGGTATACAAGGTAATATTGGACCACCAGGTGCCACCGGTCCACAGGGCAATATAGGTCCAGCCTTTACCATCAACATAAGTGAAACTCCTCCAGGATCACCCATGCCCGGGTCATTATGGTGGAGCAGCAACATTGGTACACTGTTTTTCTATTACCAAGACCAAGACAGTAGCCAATGGGTCAGTGCTGTAGCAGCTGGTGGCGGCACCACTAGTGGAAATACCATATCCAGTGCTAGAACTACCATATCGGGGAACACAGCTAGTCTAGCTAATTCAGCCACAGGTAACATAGATTTGGCAGGGTATCGGGGATATGCACTGTATCGAATCACAACCAGTGCAGCAGCTTGGGTTAGAATTTATACAGATGCTGCTAGTCGAGCACTTGACAGCACCAGACTTGATTCACAGGATCCCGGCACCAATAGTGGTGTAGTGGCCGAAGTTATCACTACCGGAGCTAATACTATTGTGTTGTCACCGGCTGCTGTGGGTTTTAACAATGAAGCCACACCAACAGCTAATATTGCTTTAGCAGTGACAAATCGTTCGGGATCAACTGGCCAAATCACAGTGTCCTTAACCGTGGTGCAACTTGAATCATGAGCCAACTACGGGAATATATAGTTACACTGCATCGGCGTGAAGATTTAGACAGTTTCTATGAGGACATGGAAACGCCGGGTGGTGATTTATACATACCCGATCGTGAAGTTGATGTGCAATTACGCAGACCCGATAGTCGTAACACACACTATTGGTTAACCGATTCTGAAGCCGAACAACTCAAGTCAGATCCTAGAGTATTAGATGTTAGTTTGACATTTCGAGATCTGGGCATTAAGATTGTGCCTTTTTATACTCAAACCGAAACTACTTGGAACAAATCCAATACCAATACCAACACTCACAAAAATTGGGGTTTATTACGCTGTTATGAAGGATCACAACGAGCAAACTGGGGCAGCGATGCAACTGCTGACCAATCAGGTACAATCACAGTAAATGCCCAGGCTCGCAATGTTGATGTAGTTATTGTAGATGGGCACATAAATCCTGCACACCCCGAATATGCAGTCAATGCCGATGGCTCGGGTGGTAGTCGTGTTATACAATACAATTGGTTTCAACACGATTTGGGCGCAGGCACAGGAACATATGTTTATACACCACTAACTGGATCGGGCGAAGCTGATAATAATCACGGCGCTCATGTGGCTGGTACTGCTTGCGGCAACACACAGGGTTGGGCTAGATCAGCCAATATTTACAATATCAATCCTTATGGTACCAATCC